GACTTTGTGGATTATTTAGGGCGTAGTTTGTATAACGATTAGGTAACGATGTTACCCGTAATACCGCCCTAGAGCTGTAAATGAGCCATCCTTATTGATCGGCACTAACGTGGGTGTTAGCGTCTTTCCTACGGCTTCTAGTATAGCAATACCCATCTGCCAATTCGCGCTTCCATAGCGGATATAAGAGGCTTTTTTTCTATCCATTAGATTACCTACCTCAACCCCATATAAGGGTCTGTAATGGCTTCCTATGGCTTCTGTATAGGCACTCATGCCTAGTCTATGGCTATGTCCTGCTATGACCGATTTGCCCCATTTTTTAGCAAGGTTAAGGGCTGTAATGCCTGCGTGTTGGCTCATGCTGCCCTCATCGCCATGTGCTAATACCCAGCCAGGGTAAAACTCATAAGCTGTGCGATGGTAATCAATGCCCATAGATGCAAAGTCCATGAACTTAGGGTATTGCAGCTCTGGTAAACCTATGAGTCCAGGTGCTTTTAATAAAGTATTGTAAAGGCGATCAGTATGATTACTGCGGATAACACTAGCCTTTTTGCTGTACTCGGTAAGATCCCAAAGTATGTCCTGAGTAGCTGCACGATCTTCGTTGAGAGTTTGACTGTAAGCCAAAGGTGTGCCATCGGCCCACTTGCTAATTGTTTGAAAGTCGATCTCATCGCCAACACATAGAACCTCGTCAAACTTTTCACGTCTTGCAAGTTTAATGACATTCTTAACTGCCTGCTCATGATGATATGGGATTTGTAAATCTGATATTACGAGCCACCTAATCGTCATCTTCTTCCGTAGGATCGATACTAGGTATGATGCCGCCATCACCAATAACCCAGTCTGGCATAGTCGCTCTATCTGATACAAAATACAAGCTACAGCTCTCACTAAAGCCAGCCTTACGTGCAGCCTTGTAGATCTCATTCATACAAATATAATGCTGATCTAGTTTAGATAATGGCTCAGGTGATTTACGCACAATGCGCTTATTTATCTTCTTACGCTTACGCCTTGTATCAGCCATAGGATTATTGTCGCTTAACTATTAGGGAATATAGATCATCAACACGCTGCTCTAATCTAGTAAGTTGATCTTTCATACTAGATCCGCTATTAGGTTTTAACTCTGTTAGGTAAGACTTAATAACCCAACGTAGAGCCACTAATAAACTTGTACATACTGCGCATACCCCAACGGCTAAAGCGACCCACTCGCCCGGTGTCATGCTTCATCTGCACCGAGGCCATAAGCATCATCGGATTTATCTAAAGCCCTAGCTGCTGGGCCTGCAAGTGCGGCCACTACTACTGATATAACTGGATCTAGTCCTAGCTCATTACTAGCTAAAAATGTTAAGAATGATACAAGTACACCCCTAAAGTATGATTTAAGTATTGCTTTCTGCTTATTGCTGATTTTCATATGTTACCCCCTAGTAGTGGTATATCAAACGGCTTGCTATCTTTATCGCCTAACTTTGTAAAACTTATATGTATGTGCTTTGTGTGCTTGTTAAAGCCCTTGTACTTACGCCACTTAAAATTAAATATCTTGCTAGCAATCATGCCGTTATGGATTACGTAAGATATGCGCTTATCGGTTTTACCACATTCTCTGATCTGGTCAGCCAAATATACTGAGAGCCCTTCGGATGAATCCAAGCGAGAATCCACATCAATGGCTCGTACACACCCGTCTGCATCTGGATTATGATCCGATTTTCTGGCGGAATGACGAGCATCACCCAGCCACCCATCAGAGGTAGAGCGACGATCTGCGTACCAGGTATCAATTTGGTCTCTTAATTGTGTACCAGCTGCACATAGCCAAGGCTTCATTAGTAAAGCTCATGCTCTGCGTTAGCACATTCCCAGCGATAATTGTTTTGATTAAGTGTTAATTCAGAATGTCCACATATAGGTTTAGGTGCTATAAATGCATCTGCAGTCTCATCATAAGTAAAACCAACTCCTGCATAATTATATCTAATTTTGTTATTATATGAAGTGCGCTTACAAGTTAGGCCTCTGTAATTACCATACCAAGTTTCAGTATCTAATCCATCAATAGTTTCTGTTTCGTTAATACCTGTTATTACTTCAGTAACTATGCCATTTGTAATAAATGCGTAATGTGCCATTATGCCCAACTCACATTTCCAGTACCAGCTGTAACACTAGTAATTTTATCTGATCCACTTGTAGTAGTAGATAATGTTAATCCACCACCGGGATTAGAAATTGTAAATGTATTTGGATATTTAAGGATTACAATACCTGATCCACCTGATCCACCATTTTTATCAATGTTTGTTGTCACAGTACGACCACCACCACCACCACCGCCACCAGTATTAACTGTGCCAGCAGTACCATCTACATTTAATCCACCTGCGCCACCGCCACCTGCGCCACCTGCGCCAGGAGTTGTTGAACCATCCCAAGCACCTGCGCCACCACCACCTGAGTAATTTACAGATGATCCAGTAATTGAGTTTGCAGTGCCAGCACCACCAGCACCAGCTTGTGAACCAGAACAGTTTGCACCAACGGCAGATGCACCGCCACCACCGCCACCACCAAACGGCCCATGTTGTCCATTACCGCCGTTATATCCTTCTACTGGTGAGTATGCGCCTTCATTACCTGCACCACCATTACCTGCAACGCCATATAAAGCGCCACCACCGCCGCTACCACCGACTTGACCATCTCTATATCCTGGATCTGTGCTACCACCACCACCACCACCTGTGCGGTTATCTGTGTTAAATGTTGAAGTATTACCCTTTGATCCAAACATTCCACTACCTGTAGCACCTGCGCCACCTGCACCAACAGTGCAAGTATAATTTGTGCTTGCAGATAATGTTTGTGAGAGTTTACTTAAAAACCCACCTGCACCACCACCGCCACCAATAGCCCAGCCACCACCGCCACCACCTGCAATTACAAGATAATCTACAGTTAATACTGGTGGAATAAACTTATCCTGTATGCCGGCTACAATATTACCAATCATTATGCAATACCACCCACTACATACCAAGCATTAGCAGCTGTTTTAATACACACTGCAGATTTATATTGTGCAAGAGTAGGTGATGCCGCTACTGCGCCTGAACTTAATACTGTTGTAGTGCCTGCTGTTACTGCACTAATTGTGCAAACACCTGCGCCAATATTTAATACTGTAATTGCTGTGCCTACTGCAAACGCTACAGACGCATCTGTTGGTATCTTAAATGCTATTGCTGTGGCTTTATTCATTAACTGTAATACTTGATATTGGTCATTAAGTACAGCTGTGTAATCTACTGTGTTTGCAGCACCCACTGTAAAGGCTGTTAAACCATTAAACATAGCACTGGTAAGTACATCACCTGTTACTGCTGGAAATCCTGTTGCCATTTGTTACTCCTTAGTAAGATAAGACGCTGGTATCTAAAATCCCATAATCTACGTTGCCTATTATAAACCCATCTATGACAGGTTCTAGTGTTGTAAAGGTTGTTTTCCAACTATTCGGTGTTATATTCATACGCACACCGAAAATCTGTAGGGTCTTCTCCAGCAACGATCCACCTGGCTGGGTAGTTATAATGGTTATGGGATCAAAGAAATCTAGGTCTAAAGCTGCAACTACACCTGTGTCATAACTAGGTGTGTATAGATCTAGGACTATAGAATCTACTCGGATGCTCGTCTCAGCTCTACTAGCCGTATAAGCTAGAGCGTAATCTAGGGCTACTGCATCTGTTTGCATAAGTAGGTTGTCTAAGAAGTAGCTGTGTAAAAAGTATTTATCTATAGATGCTTGATTTAATGCTACTTGCGCTGTGCCACCGGCCCTAGTAATGGTGCATTTATTAAATATAAGCACATCGTTAAGAATCCAACTGGCATCAAAATAATCTATGCCTGTGCCATTATCTGCAAAGACTGTGGGTGTAGCGCCGATAGAGGTAACAGTTACGGATCTATCTTGAAATACAAACGAGCCAGAAGCATCTACATATAAAGCACCATACTCTGACGTGGCTACAGTAGTTAATGCTTGCAGTGCTGTGCGATTAGTGCCAGGATCTGCTTGCATAGTAGTAAGTCCTGCATCTATATCACGCATAGTATCTGGCCAATCAATTTGATCTAATATTTGATTAACACGTGTGCCTGCTAGATCGCCTGCAGTAGCACCTGTAACTGTGCTGATCTGTGCTACCTGAGCTAATCTAAATGCATCTACAGCTTGTATAGTTGTTATCGCTACATCTTCTGCAGATTCACCTGGATAGGTAGTTACATAAGAAGTAATAAATCCAGAAAAGATAGGGTAAGTAACATTGTTAAAGGTTGCAGTAATCTGCACCTTTTTCATAGGTGTTAATAAATTATAATACGGGCCAGTAACATTCTGCGGATTAAAGTCGCCATTCTGATCTACTAAGCGTAAAGTAAGTGCGCCGGTCTGGAATTGATCTGATAATGCAGTACGGCCTCGATTAGTTTCAATACGATTAACTTGATTAGATACATCTACAATAGCTGGTGGTGTTCCGGCTAATACGTTTATTCCTAGTTTACCTTGGTCAATAATCATCGCCTGAGCAAAAGATGGGCCAGTGCCAAAGTTAATTATGGCATTTATTACTGGTATTGCCATTATAAAAATCCTGCAGGTACTGTGCTGTATCCTGATCTAGTAGCAATCTGTATAGTTTCTGCAATAGCTTGGCTTAATCTGTCACCAGCATTAGCAGTGTTAACTGTTACTATAACTTCTGTAGGTGCGGCATTTGTTCTACTGCCTGGCGTAAATCCAAGTGCTAAACCTAAATCCATACCTGCACTACTAGATGCAAAATTAGGGTTATTTATAGAAGTGTTTGCAAGGTTACCTATGCGACCATTTGCACCGCCTATGATAGTACCGCCTGGGCCTATCTGTGATGGACTAACGCCAAAGCTAGTTAGTAATGCTCTAGTAGCTTCACTTAATGCATAAAATTGTGTTGTTAATTCTACTGTGGCTTTAGTGCCTTCCATCTCTGCTAGTAACTTCTTAGCCAAAGCTTCGTTATTGTCTAGAATGGCTAACTGTGCTTTGAGGCGTAATTTAGTCTCTTCATCTGTAGCAGCGTTTAGTGCAGCTGTGAGTCCTATGCGTTCTAAGTCAAACTTGTCTCGTAATTGATCTACGGCAGTCTTTTTCTTCATTAAATCATTTTCTTGCTTACGTAATGATACAGAGTTTTTTATTATTTGCGCTTCTAATTTTCTTTGTTGAGCATTTATACGGCCTGCTGTTCTTTCCTGGCCGCCACGATCTTGCTGTGGCATAGCGTTTCTGCCTAGTTGCTGCAAGCCGCCAATGTAACCACCTAAAACTGGAATATTTTTTACATTAAATATATTGCCAATTCCAGGTATGGTTGTTAATT